GCAAAATCTCTGGAATAACCTCGAAAAATGGGAGAAATGACGCTAAACGACTTAACATCAGTGTTGTTACGGTGTCAAATGATGCCAAACCGAAAATGCCGAAAAAGCAAAGAAATGCAGAGCTAAGCAGGAGAACGGTTTGCAAATCATTACCCGATGAAAGGTGAGATTTAACATATACAGGACGCTTTTGCACCGTTTGTCACCGATTTGCGTATCAAGGTCTAACTCGTTGATATATAACTTTGCAAACAAAAAAAACGAGTATGGCAAGAAGTACATTCAAAGTGCTGTTCTACGTGAACGGCAGCAAGGAGAAAGACGGCATTGTCCCCATTATGGGACGAGTGACAATCAACGGTACTGTGGCGCAGTTCAGTTGCAAACGGAGCATCCCGAAAACGCTTTGGGATGCGAAAGGCAACCGAGCCAAAGGCAAGAGTGTTGAAGCACGGGACATCAACCACGCTTTGGACAACATCAAGGCGCAAATCATCAAGCACTACCAGCGCATATCAGACCGTGAGGCATACGTTACGGCTGAAATGGTGCGCAATGCCTATCAAGGTATCGGCAGCGAATATGAGACACTGATAAAGGCGTTTGACAAGGATTGCGCCAACTTTATGAAACGTGTCGGCAAAGACCGCAGCATCGGCACATATAAGGTGATGGTAAGGGCAAGAAACTATGTCGCAGCCTTTATCAAGTCATTCTACAAGCGCAACGATATGTCAATGTTGGAACTTACCCCCGACTTCATCAAGGAATTTGCCGCCTACCTCACGGCAGAACGTGGATTGAAGAACGCTACCATTTGGCTGAATTGTATGTGGTTGAAAGGTGTCGTTATGCGGGCGCATTACAACGGACTGATACCGAGAAACCCGTTTGCGCAGTTCCACATCAGCCCGAATGTAAAGGAGCGTGAGTATCTGACGGAGGATGAAATCAAAAGAATCATGGCGCATGAGTTTGACAATCAGACCCTCGCATTGGTACGTGACCTGTTTATTTTTGCCTGTTTCACCGCATTGTCTTTCGTGGATATGAAAGAACTTACAACGGATGAAATCGTGGAAGTGAACGGTGAGAAATGGATAATCGCCAAACGGCACAAGACCAATGTTCCGTTCCAAGTGAAACTGCTTGACATTCCATTGCAGATAATCGAGCGGTACAAACATCTGTCGGAAGACAAGTTGGTATTCGGTAAAATCAACTATTGGACGATGTGTAAACAGCTTAAAAAAGTGATAGCCGAATGTGGAATAGAGAAGCAAATCTCCTACCATTGTGCGAGGCATACATTTGGAACACTGGCTCTTAGCAAGGGAATGCCAATCGAAAGTGTAAGTCGTGTTTTGGGGCATACGAATATTGTCACTACGCAAATCTACGCAAAGATTACCACTCAGAAACTTGACAACGACCTCACGATGTTCGGAAACAAACTGAACGCATCATTCGGAAGTGTAACCACATAACGAGACAAAGCCATGAAACGAAGCATCATCACGATGGACGGACAGGGCAACATCACCCTGCCGACCGATACAGGCTCCATTGCCATGACCGAGTGGGAACTATGCGAGTTGTTCGGGGTTATTGCTCCGACAATCCGAGCAGGGATAAAGGTTCTCTGCAAAAGCGGTATTTTGAGGGAACACGACATAAAACGTACCATCAAACTGTCGGATAAACGCTGCATGGAGGTTTACAATCTTGAAACCATCATCGCCCTTGCTTTCCGTATAAACTCATTCGGAGCGGAGCAGGTTCGCAGAGCCGTCCTTGAAAGACTGTACTTGCGAAAAGAAAAACAGAGCATCCTCTTTTCGCTGAACATTACCGATATGCCAAGCCCAAAATACTTTGCATAGGCATATTGCCATTTACACATACTCACGCACCCGAAGAAGCATCTATTTTCAGCCCTGTTTCTTCGGGATTTTTTGTTTTTCAAGCCCCGAAACACCAACTTTTCTGTTGTAAGGTATTTTTTGCCGTGTTCTGCTGCGATTTGCGTATCAACCTATCCAACAAATGCTTATACTTTTGCAGCTGACATTTTTTCAAACTTAAATCATTGGAATATGGAAGCAAACAAAGTAAAAGACAGCCACCGACCGCCCACGGATGGCGGCATGGCAAGAGAAGAGTTTATCCGTGTCGGCACAACGCTCTACAAGATTGTAGAGCAGCCGAGACTGAACGGAGGGTATGTAAGGAAACGCATCGCATGGAACAACGAGACCCTGCGCCAAGACTACGGTAAGGACTACATCGGCAGCGTACCCAAGTATGACGGTTTCTGCACCGTACCCGAACACGTTGGTTATAAGCCCGTGGTCGGCAAGTTCCTAAATCTTTATGAGCCGATAGACCACAAGCCGATAGAGGGTGATTTCCCCTCTATCCGCTCATTGGTGGAACACATCTTCGGGGAGCAATACGAGTTGGGGATGGACTATCTTCAACTGCTCTACCTGCAACCCATACAGAAGTTGCCTATATTACTGTTGGTATCTGAGGAACGTAACACGGGCAAAAGCACATTCCTCAATTTTCTGAAAGCCCTGTTTCAGAACAATGTTACTTTCAATACCAACGAGGATTTCCGCAGCCAGTTCAATTCCGACTGGGCAGGGAAACTTCTTATCGTGGTGGACGAAGTGCTGTTGAGTCGCAGGGAGGACAGCGAGCGGTTGAAGAACCTGAGCACGGCATTATCCTACAAGGTGGAAGCCAAAGGCAAAGACCGTAACGAGATAGCATTCTTCGCCAAGTTCGTGCTGTGTTCCAACAACGAGTATCTGCCTGTCATCATTGATTCAGGAGAAACACGCTATTGGGTGCGCAAGATAGACCGCTTGCAGTCTGATGATACCGACTTCCTGCAAAAGCTGAAAGCGGAGATACCCGCTTTCCTTTACCATTTGCAGCACAGGCAGCTATCCACCGAAAAGAAAAGCCGTATGTGGTTCGCACCCTCGTTGCTGCATACCGAAGCCTTGCAGCGCATCATCCGCAGCAACCGTAACAGATTGGAGGTAGAGATACACGAACTTATCCTCGACATCATGGAGAGTGTAGGCACGGACACGTTCTCTTTTTGCCCGAATGACCTGTTGGTATTGCTGACGAATACGCAGGTCAAGGCGGAGAAACATCAAGTGCGAAAAGTATTGCAGGAGTGCTGGAAACTGACCCCTGCACTGAACGGACTAACATACACCACCTACCAACAGAACTATAATCGGGAATGTCGGTACGAGCCGATAAGGAGGGTCGGACGCTATTACACCATCACAAGGGAGCAACTTGAATCCCTGTAATTCCATTGTTTTTTTGTTGAATTGATGAATAAGGGTATAACAATGCTGATAATAAGGGATATACACTCTCAACAAAATCTCAACAGACCAAAAGAGAAGTTGAGGACAACGCCCCGACCGATTGTTGATTTTTCTTTTGGCGAGTATTTTGTTGAGAAGTTGTTGAGTATATATAGTTCTGAATGTAAGCGTATTAAACCAACCATTCATCAAATCAACAGTTTTTCAACCATCATCAAATCCATAGAAATATTACTTATGACTATACAGGAAGTAAAACAAATCAAAATCGCAGACTATCTGCAAAGTTTGGGGTACACACCCATAAAGCGGCAGGGCAACAGCCTTTGGTACAAGTCACCGCTGAGAAAGGAAACAGAAGCCTCGTTCAAGGTGAACACCGAACTTAACCAATGGTACGACTTCGGCATCGGTAGGGGCGGCAATATCATCGCATTGGCTTCGGAACTCTACCGTTCCGACAATGTACCGTATCTGTTGGAACGTATCGCCAAACAGACACCGCACCTGCATACCGCCAATCATACGTCATTCTCTTTTGGTCGGCAATCCGTTTCAAAGCCGATGTTCCGACACCTGCAAGTTTCGGAACTGTCCTCACCTGTGTTGCTGTCCTACTTGAATGAGCGAGGGATAAATGCCGAACTTACCAAGAGGGAATGTCGAGAACTGCATTACATATATGAGGGTAAGCCATACTTCGCCATCGGCTTCCCTAACATGGCAGGAGGCTATGAGGTGCGTAACCGATACTTCAAAGGCTGTGTTTCTCCAAAGGACATCACCCATATCCGACAGCAGGGAGAGCCACGAAGTATGTGTTATCTTTTCGAGGGCTTCATGGATTACCTCTCGTTCCTTTCCATCCGTGTGAGGAACAATCCGCAATGCCCCCAACTGACCACGCAGGACTATATCATACTGAACTCCGTTTCCAATCTCGCAAAGGCAGAGGGCATATTGGCTACCTATTCCCGAATCAGCTGTTTTCTTGACAACGACACGGCAGGACGGACAGCCTGTGAGCATCTGAAAGCAAAGTTCGGGGAACGCCTTTCCGACAAGTCCATATACTACCGTGGATACAAGGATTTGAACGACTACCTATGCGGTAAGCCTTTGTCTCAATCGGCAGAGCCGATGAAGCAGGAGGGACAAGTCCAATCCGCAAGGCGGATGATGCAGCCACCGAAGAAACGAGGGCTGAAGATGTAGCGAATGAAAGAATGCTTGCAGGCACACGGATATTTGCCAACGGAAAATACCATAGCTTATTAGGGAATTTGTCCGAGCCGCATTGCAAGCAACGCTGAAAATTCCCCAATAAGCCAAAGAGGTTGCACCTCTCTGAACTCTCCCAAGCCAACGGAAAGAGCCGTACAAAAAAGAATAGACCATTGTTTCAAAAGCTAAAAAGAAAGGAAAACCATATATGGGATTTGTAGTATTGCACATGGAAAAGGCGCATGGTTCTGATAGTGGAACGACCGCCCACATCGAGCGTTTCATCATACCGAAAAACGCCGACCCAACTCGCACGCACCTTAACCGAAAACTCTTCGACTACCCCGACGGAGTGAAAGACCGAACAGCCGCCATCCAACACCGTTTGGAAAACGCAGGGCTGACACGAAAAATCGGCAGTAATCAAGTACAGGCAATCCGTATCATCGTGTCGGGAACGCATGAGGACATGGAGCGCATCGAAAGTGAAGGCAGATTGGACGAGTGGTGTGCCGATAACATGAGATACTTTTCCGACCTGTTCGGTAAGGAGAACATTGTGGCAGCCCATCTTCATCGGGACGAGGAAACGCCACACATACACATCACCCTTGTTCCCATCGTAAAAGGGGAGCGCAAGCGCAGAAAACGTGAGGAACAGGCGAAAAAACGCTACCGCAAGAAGCCGACCGATACCGTAAGGCTATGTGTTATGACACGGCTGAAATTGAAGACCTACCAAGATACCTACGCCATTGCGATGGCAAAGTACGGATTGCAGCGTGGCATAGACGGTTCAAAAGCACGGCATAAGTCCACGCAGCAATATTATCGGGACACACAGAAACTTGTCGATAGCCTCAAAGCGGAAGTGGTGGATTTGCAGGAGCGGAAAGAAACGGCACAGCAGGAACTCAGGCAAGCCAAGAAAGAGGTACAGACCGAGAAACTGAAAGGCGCAGCTACGACAGCAGCAACCAATATTGCTGAGAGCGTAGGTTCTCTTTTCGGCAGTAACAAGGTCAAGACATTGGAGAGGGAAAACAGGAATTTGCATGAGCGTGTATCGGAACTTGAAGAGGAAGCCCGACAAAGGGAGCAGCAATACACAAAGCGTATAGAGGAAATAACGGATGCCTACGAAAAGCGACACCGAAAGATGTTCGAGTTTACCGATTTTGTCAAACACTACTTTCCGTATGTGGTTAAGCTGATGCCGATGATAAACTTCCTGCGTGAACGCTTGGGCTTCAACGATGGTATAATCCAACGGTTATGCGCATTCAAGGATGTCCCCATAACAGGCAAACTCTACTCTTCGGAGTTCAACCAAAGTTTTGAAGCCAAGCGCTCTATCTGCTCCATCAAGGAAGACGAGAACGGAAAGTTCGATTTCAAGATTGACGGTGTATCGCATGTAAGTTGGTTCAGAAAGAAGATGAATGAGTTTAGGGAAGCAATCGGAATACCGAAGCCGAGACAGAACAGAGGTATTAAGCTGTAAGTCAAAATAAAGTCCGTGATAGTTGAATGGCGTATCACGGATTTTTTATACTTTTGCAATCGGATTGGGGCAACTCTATCCAAGACATATTAGAAAAAGAAGAAGCGTTATGCTTATCTCGTATTTGGAAACCTGAGAAACTTTCAAATAGTGTATGGGAAAAGGCATAGTGGTTCTCACGCTATAGCGTGGGCTGCTATTACTACATCTATACACTAAGGTTTTCTCAGGACCTCCAATACAAGACGTGGCATTGCAGTTCCACGCTTCCCATTTTTAACTTTAAAAGGTTCAAAAGGAACTGTAAGACCACTCGATTGAATTATGGCTATTTCAATGATTGAACGTCGTAGTGCATGGTATGACATCTATGACGAACGTGGAAAAAAACAAAAGACGCTCAGCGAAAGTATCGGTGAAGTACTTGGTTGGGCTGCTAATTTTTTCGTTGTACGACGAAGCGCATGGTACGATTTATATGATGAATCAGGTAAAAAGTACAAAACGCTTAGTGAATCTATCGGTTCATTTGTGAGTATTTCAGGTGACACTTTCATTGTAAGAAGAAGTGCTTGGCTGGATACTTATGATAGAACTGGTAAAAAAATTAATACTCGCTCTGCTCATTAAATGTAAAATGGGGTGTGCATGTTTTGACGCACCCCATTTGCTTACACTTAAAGAATAAAAATTAATTGTTATTGGTAATTTAGCAATATGGACAATCAAACAACTATCGGACGCTTGTTTGGCGAAGATATGATAACCTTTCTTATACCAAGCTATCAGAGAGCCTATTCTTGGAGAGTTGGTAAAGAAGGACGTATTGGTCAAGTTGATATGTATCTAAATGATATAATTGACCAACCCAATAACTCTAACTATTTTCTTGGTCACTATCTATTTGAAAAGACCCAAGGTAACAGATATGAGTTAATTGATGGGCAACAAAGGTTGACTACAACGGTCATTTTTATGAGTTGTTTAGTAAAAGAATTGCGTAAACGTGGTATTGAAAGATTTGAATACAATAATATGCAATATGCCACAGAGCAAATATATGAACGTTATCTTCAGCCTCGTTATGGTAGCCAAAAGTTTGAAACTGTTTCTGATGATGCGTCATTTTTCAATCGATTGATTGTCGAATGTGGTAACGACTATAAGGTGGAAACAGGAAGGCGTTCAGAACGGCGTATTCGTGAAGCTGCGATGTTTTTTGAAGAGAAAATGGCTGCACCAACAGAAAATCAAACTCTTTTCAAATGGTTTTATGTAATTGACAATGCCATAATAACAACATTCCTATTAAGTGGTGAATCTGCAAAACTTACAGCCACTCAAATATTTGCTTTTCAGAATGACCGAGGTTTAGGGCTTACCACATTAGAAAAGTTGAAAGCTTTTCTGATGCACCAAATATATCGAAACAATGCTACTAATGCACTTAGTAATATTCGTTCTTTGGAAGCTAAGTTTGCCTTGATTTATAATTATATTGAAAGACTTGAGACCAAAGAAGATACTGTTTTAGGTTACCATTGTTCGGCATTCCTTTCAAGCTATGATTCCCCATTAGATGCGATAAAGGAAAGTTTGCAGCGTTCTAATGATAAGGCACAATGGATTAACAATTTTGTAAGCGAACTCTGCCGTTCATATTCTTTAATGTGCGAAATAGAAAGTACTTGGCACTTATTTAACTGTCCTATATCTGATGTTTGTATTCTTGACAAGGCTAATTCTATGCCGTTGGTACTCAAACTTTGCCATTACAATAGCAACGGAACAGAGGTGAGAAATATTTCGGCTATTGATAATGCGCTAAAGTTGGTTGAGAAAATCTTATTTAAGATGACTTATACATTAGGTGGTTATCGTACTAACAACTTAATATCCATAGCGAAAAATTATAAGTCTGATGGATATGACAATCTTATAGCAGACCTTACAGATAAATGTCATCATGGGTTTAAGTGGTACTGGAATTTTAATGGAGATTGCCTTCGCTACTTTACGGCAAATAAATATCATTATCGTAGAGAGTTAAGATATGTTCTTTATAAATATGAGAACCACTTGCGTGCAAAAGCGCGTCAACCTCTACTATCACCAGATGAGTGTACCAATGTATTTAGAGATGTGTCTGTTTCAAACACATTAGACCATATCACTCCACAAGAACCTGATTTTATTGAGTATTCAGAGGGATTCCGTAGTGACTACCTTAATAACATAGGTAACCTATCACTCCTTACATGGGGAAACAACTCTGCAAAGAAGAATCATAATCCTGCAAATCCCAATGTTATGGAAATGTATAATAGTGTTTTCTATTCTCACAAAGAAATCTATGAAACGCTTAAAGCCGAAAAACAATGGAATGAACCTCAAATAGTAGAACGCAGGGATAGAATTGTCGCATTTATTAAAGACAATTGGTTGAACTGATTTAGAAGGTATACAAATCGAAAATATGATAATCCAAATGGTATTCATAAAAAGGACAGGTCAAAATAATCAGCCTGTCCTTTTTTGATATTCATTTTTTAGTTACTTTTGCATTCTGAATGAGTTACCGAGAACGCAATTCAGGGCAAAGCGTGGCAAATGGCACAGTTGCCAAGTCATTACCTCAAAATTGGGTAATTCTCCCAAAGTCCTTTGTATAAGGCACTAAGAAAAGTCTTCCAGAATTACT